ATAATTTAAGTAAAAAATGATTAAATTACAAATATAAGCAAAACAACTTAAAGAGTACCACCTCCACTAACTACCTCTAAAATATCATCACATACATCTTTTAAATTATGATGTAATTCTCTCACATCTTGGTTTAAATCTCTAGTTCTTCTATCTATCCTGGTCAAAATAACGAATTCCTTTGATGTATTATTTTGAAATTTATCTAATGCTAGTTGAATTTCCTTTTCTTTTGTCTTTTCACGTGCATCCTCTTGTAATTTTAGAGTGAGTTTATCTTTTTCAAGTTTGACTAATGCCGCCTCAATCGCATGTTGCTCTAATAATTCCAATTCTGCTTCTTTTTCACGGCGCTCTCGGTTTTCTCTCATTTTAGTTTCTTTATTTTCTTTTTCCTGTTGGATTTGCATTCGTTTTTGCTCTAATGCGAATTCTTTTTGATGTTTTATAGTTTCTTGATGTAAATACTTTTTCTCTCTTCTTTCATGAATAAACTCCAATCTACTTTCATAATTAATGATATACAATTTTAAAATAGTTTCGATATATTCAGTTTCATAATTTTTATCCGGTTCAATTCGATTTAGATGATGTAATAAATTGCTTATTATATCATCATATTTATTATCTAATAATCTCACATTTATTAGTTGTCTATCTTGAATTGAATGAATAAATCCTTCCCAACAAACACGACTAAATGAATTTTCAATTGTTGAATTAACCCATGTTATAAAATCTTTTATAATATTCATTTCGTGAATTCTATCCAACAAAGTATTATAACTCCATTTTTTTTTTTCATTTTCTTCTCGTTCTTTCTCTAATTGTTCTGCCATTTCTTTCTCTAATTGTTTTATTCTTTCCTTTTCAGCCATCCTTTCTTGTTGTGTTACTATAAAGATTTGCGTAGAACAATCAAATGAGTTTGTTGAAATAAATGGTAATATAACGTTTTTCAATTTAGGACAATCGTAAAATGCTTTATCGCCAATCGTCAAACTATCAGGAAAAGTTACACTTTGTAATTGAGAGCAACCATAAAATGCCTGAACGCAAATTGTTAAACTTGTTAAAGTTTCTGGGAATGTTATGTTCATTAATGGGCAATGCTGAAATGCAGAATTGCCTATAAATAGATTTTCCAAACTTTTAGGGAATATTACGTTTGTTAGAGAAGTGCAAGATAGAAATGCACAATTATCAATTGATAAACTTTGCAAACTTTGATGGAATGTTACGACCTCCAGGTTAGAGCAAGAGTTAAACGCACATTCACCAATCGTTAACATTTTCAAACATTGAGGAAAATTTACACTCTCCAGTTTAGTGCAAGATTTAAATATGCAATAGCCAGTTATTAAACTTGTTAAAGTTTCTGGGAATGTTACACGGTCGAGTTTAGTGCAAGATTCAAACGCGTTATTACCTATCGTTAAACTTTCCAAGTTTTGAGGAAATGTTATATTTGTTAGAGCATAGCAAGAATGAAACCCACAATTTCCAATTTCTAAACTTTTTAAACTTTGAGGGAAACCTACACATTCCAGGTTTGTACAAGATTGAAATACATTATAGCCAATTGATATTTGTTTCAACTGTTGAGGAAATGTTATATTTATTAAATTGGTGCAAGAATAAAATACGTGATTTCCTATTGTTAAACTTTCTAAACTATCTGAAAATGTTACGCTCTCCAATTTAGTGCAAGAATTAAATCCACTATCTCCAATTGTTAAAACTACCAACCCTTTAGGGAAAGTTATACTTGTTAAGGGACAATGTTGAAATCCAGAATTACCTATCGATAAACTTTTCAAACTTTGAGGAAAACTTACTCTCGATATTGAGTAAGTTTGAAATGCCGAATTACCGATTACTATTTTTTCTAAATTTTCAGGGAATGTTATGTTCTCCAATTGATTGCAAGCATAAAATGTATTAATGCCTATACTCATTTTTTCACTTTTTAATTTTTCAGGGAATATTACACTTTTAAGTTTAGCACAAGATTGAAATATACCATATCCTAACGTCAAACTTTTCAAAATTTGAGGAAATTTTATGTATTCTAATTGAGAGCAAGAAGCAAATGCTCCGTTGTAAATCTTTTCGCACTCTGAATTATCAGAGAATATAAGTGATGTTAAATTGTGATTATTTTGGAATGCTCCTTTATTAATTGCAACTACTTTATCCGGAATAACGGCTTCACCGTAACCTGTAGCTTTTGTAATAATGGTTTCATCTGAAGTCGGTTCATATTCGTATGTGAATGTCATTTTATTGTTTATTATGAATTATAATAATAGAAAATATTTCAATTTTTCCACATTAGTCAGATTGCGTCTAATAAAAGTATAGTCAAATGCGAACGATTTGACTATAATCTGACTAAAACTGAATAATCATTACAGTCTCGTCTTTTGGCATATTTTTTTTAGATATAATAAATGCACTAAATTCTTTTCTTTTAAGTTGTGCTTGTGGTGTATGTTTATGTACACCTCGAGCAATCATTTTATATAATTTAAAATCAGGATATCTTTCATCCCCATTTGTTTTATATAATACATTTACCCCATTATCATCAAGACACCATTCAACAATTAATCTTACAATAGGAGTACATTTTTTCAAATTATCAATATCTTCTAAATCATCTACTATATAATCAAAAATAGAACATGCTAAACGACATAAATCAAAACTATAATTTGGTTCTAATCTTGGCTTCTTTTCATTAAAATAAGGTTCGCAATTATATTGAGTATGTGCATCTTCATCTTTTTTAAAACTATCACTGCAAAATGTCATATTATTATATTTATAAATAGCGCGACCAAAATCAATGATTTTAAAAATGCGACCAAATGTAGGTACTTTATAATATTTTCCTTCATAACAATAATACAAAAACTTCTTATTCGTTTTATTATACATTATATTATTTGTATGTAAATCATTATGCGTAAATGAAAATACTTGTTGATAAGTAATTAAAATCATAATTATTTGCATTAATGCAGAAAACCATTCATCATGTGATAATTTATCTTCTTTCATTATTAAACTATCAAATGTATTTTCACAATATTCCATACATATAACCTGAACTGGAAAATTATTTATTGTTGCATATAATTCTTCTGCACTAATATCTGATAACATATCTGAAGATGATTCAGAAGAAGTTGAACTATAATCTTGTTTTTCAATTATACCATTATTTTCACTATCCTCATTTTCATCATTATGTTCTTCATTTGACTCAGTTGATGCAGTTGTATAAGATGACCTTGATGAACATGTTGTTATAGATTTTAATGATTCATTTGTTGTATCAATAACTGTATCATTAGCTATAAAATCTGAACTATTCATATCTACTAAATCGTCTAAACTTAAAATAGTTGAGTCAGTAATTACTCTCTCTTCTTTCTCAAAAATATCTTCGAAAATAGAATCATCAAATGTTTCTATATCAAGTAGTTCTGCATTATCTGATATTTTAATAGGAACCAACGGTTTTTTAGCAAAAAAATGGTCATACGGTTCTATTTCAAACAAGACATTTTTATTTTTATTGAAAAACTCGGATTTACATAAATATTCTAAATCATCAATTACATTTAGCTTAAATTCATTTTTAATTCCTAAAAATCCTCCATAAAAATCTACAGCATGTAAAAACCCATGTTTATGAAGTAAAGTACTTGATAAATAAGAAAACATACCATCAACATAAGCAGAATTATTTTCATCTAAAATTTTGGGATATACCTTTAGACTAGTATCATATGATGGTAAATTAAAAAGAGCTGTATCTGTACTATCATATTTACCTACAATATATTTAAATGGGTCTAATAAAGGAGCCATTTTAAAAAATACATCTTTTTCCTTAATATCATTTGTTCTTACATTTTGCAATGCACAACTATATAAATGTTTTATTTCATAATTCACATTTTTAATATCCTTCAAAAACCATTCATGATTTAAATTGATTGAATTATAATTAGTTTCATTCAATGCAAAAAATCTTCTATAAATAGGAATATAGTTTTGCAATTGAGAGAGAAATGTAAACTTCTTTTGTTGAAATGTTTGAAATAAGTCTGTATTTTTTCTTTTTTCATAATTGAGCTCCATTAGCTAATTAGTAGATTATAATGTTTGGAATTTAACTTAAGAAAAATGAATATAAATTTAACACTTCATTCTATTCATTATAGTAATGCCAAGTTGTTTGAAATGCTCTAAAAAATCTACTTTTAATTTTGTGGGGCTAAAACCTCAGTTTTGTTTTGAACATAAAGATGAGGGAATGATTGATGTGTTCAATAAGAAATGTATTGTATGTAAAATATCACAACCTAATTATAATCTTGCTGGATTAAAAGCGGAATATTGTAAAACTTGCAAAACTGCTGAAATGTGTGATATAAGTCATAAAAAATGCAAGTGCGGTTTAGCTAGACCAACTTTTAATATTGTTGGGTCTAAAAAAGCAGAATATTGTAAAGAATGTAAAACTGAAGAAATGGAAAACATTTTAGATGTAAAATGTCATTGTAAAAAACATATTCCATGTTTTAATTTTGAAGGGTTAAAAGCGGCATATTGTTTTGAATGTAAAACTGAATTAATGATTAACGTAAAAAGTAAAAAATGTTTTTGCGGTATATCTAGACCAAATTTTAATTATACTGGATTAATTGCAAAATATTGCTCAAAATGTAAATTAGAAAATATGTTAGATGTAACCCATTCTGCATGTTTCTGTCAAAAATTTCAACCTACATTTAATTATGAAGGATTACAACCAAAATATTGTTGTTTATGTCGGTTAGACGGAATGATGAATATAAGACAACCATTTTGCTACTGCAAAAAATCACAACCTACATTTAATTATGAAGGATTACCTGCAAAATATTGTAGTTTATGTAAAACAAATGAAATGGTTGACATTCGGCATATTTCATGTAAAACTTATTTATGTAATATTAGAGTTCAAGAAAAATATGATGGTTATTGCTTTAGGTGTTTTATTCATTTATTTCCAGATAAACCAGTTTCTAAAAATTATAAAACAAAAGAATTTGCAGTAGTTGAATACATTATGAAAATATTTCCAGAATTTACTTGGACTGCTGATAAAGTTGTAAAAGATGGTTGTTCTAAAAAACGTCCTGATTTATTATTAGATTTAGGATATCAAATTATTATTATTGAGGTTGATGAAAATAAACATTGTAAATATGACACTTCATGTGAAAATGCTAGGTTAATGACTATTTCACAAGATTTGGGACATAGACCTATTATATTTATTCGGTTTAATCCTGATGCATATACAAATAATTTAAAAGAGAGAATTAAATCTTGTTGGAATATAACTGCAAAAACGGGTTTAATGAAAATTGCAAATCAAAAAGAATGGACTAATCGTTTAGAACATTTAAGAAAATGTATAGAATACTGGACTAATCCAAAAAATAATTTAGAAAAGACTATAGAAATAGTGCATTTATATTATGATGATTTTGCGTAGATATATAATTAAATAAGTTATTTAATATAAGTATGTCACTTGAATTAAAAAGATTTACCATGAGTTCAATTAGTTTTAAACCAAATGAATCTAATGGTCCTGTTGTAGTGCTAATTGGACGAAGAAATACGGGAAAAAGTTATTTAGTAAGAGACCTCCTTTTTTATCACCAAGATATCCCAATTGGAGTAGTTGTTGCGGGGACAGAAGAAGGAAACGGGTTTTACGGCAAGATGGTGCCAAAACTGTTCATCCACAACGAATACAACACTGCAATCATCGAGAATATATTAAAACGGCAAAAGTCTGTGCTGAAACAAATAAAAAAAGAAGTCGAGACTTTCAAAAAAAGCACAATCGACCCTCGCGCATTTGTGATATTGGATGATTGTCTTTATGATGGTGCATGGACTCGCGATAAGATGATGCGTCTTCTCTTTATGAATGGTCGTCACTGGAAAATCATGCTAATTATCACAATGCAATACCCATTAGGTATTCCTCCAACACTTCGCACCAATATAGATTACGTTTTTATTCTGAGAGAACCATATATTGCAAATCGGAAAAGAATTTATGAAAATTATGCGGGCATGTTTCCGACTTTTGAAGCTTTTTGTCAAGTAATGGACCAATGCACTGAGAATTATGAGTGTTTAGTCATAAATAATAATGCAAAATCGAATAAATTACAAGACCAGGTATTTTGGTATAAAGCGGATGCCCATAATGACTTCAAATTAGGGTCAAAAGAGTTCTGGGAATTATCAAAAGGCATGACAGATGATGACGAAGAAGAGCAGTATGACCCAAATAACACCAAAAAGCGCGGACAAGGACCTAAAATCAATGTAAAGAAGAGCAAATGGTAAGGAGTTTTTGCTTTTGTTGCAACAAAAGCAAATTAATATCTTGCTTTACGCTATCGTAAAGCAAGATAGTATCAAATAAATAATTAATTTACTGCATATATCATCGCAACACAATCGCTTTCCCAACCGGGAAAGCGATTTCATATATTGCTTGTTGATTTTTAAAACAACTTATAACTTAAACAATATAAAGACATATCATATAACTAAGTATAATGGAAGAACTAAATATCGTTGACTTAATTGAACATAACCCAATTACAAAACTATCTCAATCATATAATGGTAAATTATTAACTAAATTACAAGAAGGATTTAGTAATTTTGAACAACAATTATTTGTATCATCGTTTTATTGCTATCTTAATTACAATTCTAAGACTGATTTTGTAGTAAATTTAGATGATATATGGAAATGGATAGGATTTGGGCAAAAAGTAAATGCAAAGCGTGTATTAGAAAAATATTTTATTATAGATATAGACTATAAAATCTTGCTTTGCCAACTGGCAAAGCAAGATTCTGAAGAAGAAACAAAACATGGCGGACATAATAAAGAAACTATTATGCTAACAGTAAAAACATTTAAATTATTTTGTTTAAAAGCAGGAACAAAAAAAGCAGATGAAATTCATGAATATTATCTAAAAATGGAAGAAATAATTCAAGACACAATTAATGAAGAAAGTAATGAATTAAAACTACAGCTAACCGCAAAAGACACTGAGATTCAAAATATTCAAAAAACTTCAGAACAAGAGAAGCAAGAACTAATTCTGCTGCAATTTCCAATAAATACGGAATGTGTTTATATAGGCTCAATAGAGAATACAAATAGCAATAATGAAAAATTAATT